TGATTACGGGACAGCATCTAAAACGGCTGCTATGGCGAATGCAATTTTCGCACAAAGCCCAAACCTTCGCACTGGTAACGGGCGGCTGGTTATTATCCCGATGATTGCTGCCGTATCTGCCACAAGCGGAAAAGTTGTCACGGCTGATATTTCTGCAACACTGGCAAGCATTATCGCCGTAACCAATGGCGATTTAAAAGTTACCTTAAACGGCACTGCAATCAACCTCACTGGGCTGAATTTCACTGGATGCACAACCCTTGCAGATGTTGCAACAGTTCTCCAAAAATCGCTTCCGAATGCGGTTTTAACTTCAAACGCAACCACAATCACAATCACATCTAAAAAGGTTGGAACAGGTTCAACCGTGGCTATTGCTGCCGTATCAGGTGGTTCTGGGACAGACTTGGCGGGAACTGGATACTTTAAATCGTCCACATCAGTGGCAACGGCTGGGGCAAATAGTTCGGGAGAAACCTTACTTGCCGCAATCACAAGGATGGAGGGGGCTGTTTCATTCGTTCCGTTTATCACATCCTTGAATTTGGAAGATGCGGTCATTACAACTACCGCAAACGCTGTTCAGGCAATGGATAGAATGTTCCTGCACCATGTATGTGATACAAACGACATTGCAGGCATCGTGACGACCACAGCGGCGGCTGGAAATACCAAAACACGTTTGCTCATGTACACAACAGGACAGACCGAAGCCAACTTACTTAAATCTGCTTATGCAGGGCGCGGTTTCTCTGTTAATTTCACTGGTTCTTTGACATCTCAAACCATGAATTTGAAACAGTTGGCAACAATAACACCCGATGCTGGAATTTCTCAAACGATTTATTCCAACGCGGGGACGGCTGGGGCTGACCTCTATGTGTCATATGACGGCGTTCCTTGCGTGTTCTCAACAGGCGGCAATGATTTCTTTGATAATCCATATTCTGATTTGGCTTTAAAATTCGCCCTTGAAACGGCTGGATTTAATTATCTGCGCCAAACAAACACCAAAGTGCCTCAAACGGAATCTGGCATGGAAGGGCTGAAAGATGCTTATGCCCAAGTGCTTGAACGCTTTGTCCGTAACGGATGTATCGCAGCAGGAAGCTGGACAAGTTCAGAGCGTTTTGGCGACCCTGAAACATTCGACCAGAATATTCTGAATAAAGGCTATTACATTTACTCACTGCCGATTGTTCAGCAATCTGCGCCAGAACGTGAATTGCGAAAAGCACCGCTTGTTCAGATCGCCGTTAAACGAGCTGGAGCCATTCATTCTTCGGACGTAATTGTCCTTGTACAAGATTAATAATTTGAAAGGAAAATATCATGTCAGTTTTTACAATTTCAGCAGACGACACCCTGACAATCTGGGGGCACACGTTTCAAGATTTGGCGGATGGGGATGCCTCAAGTGTCAGCTTCCCGAATGATTTAACAGCTTCAAAAACTGGTAAAAATCAGAATACGATTTTTGCCAAAAACGAAACGGGCAACAATGGGGAAGTGGTTTTGCGTGTCATGCGCGGTTCTTCTGATGACCGATTCCTGAATGCAAAATTTGCCTTATTGGAAAAAGATTTCGCGTCATTCTCCTTGGCTGACGGCTCTTTCGTGAAGCGTCTGGGCGATGGTTCGGGCGGCGTTGTCCGTGATGTTTATATCATGAAGGGCGGCATTTTCAAACGCAAGGTTGACGCAAAAGACAACGTAGAGGGCAGCACAGACCAAGGTGTTTCAGTCTATACCATGACTTTTGCTTATGTCGGACGTGAGGCTCAATAATGACCCAATTTGTAACAAAAGCAGGGGCACAAGTGATTATAAATCCCGCCTCTTTTATTGATGCCATCGCGCTTAAAAACGCGGTGGCTTCGGAGTTATCGGGTTCGGGGTTTGATTTTGACATCAAAAATCTATCAAAAGATAACGACATTGATTTTTCCGTTTTCATTAAAGCGTTTTTAAAAGTGGATAGCTCTCCTGCTGTATATGCCGCTTTGTTCAAATGCCTTGGTGGATGCACGCGCAACAAAGAGAGAATCACTGAACAGACTTTTGAAGAAATTGAGGCTAGAGCTGATTATTATGAAATAATCATTGCCTGCGCCAAGGAAAATATCGCCCCTTTTTTCAACGGTCTCCTTTCAATGTTCGGCGACAAGCTGGAAGTGCAAAGCTAGACAAGAGACCGAAAACAGATATTGAGGACGAGGCTTTGTTTTACGCCCTCAAAATTGCAAAGGCTGGATTTTATAGCGGAAATCCTCAAGAGGTTATGAATGCACCCGTGAATATGGTCATTGCAATTCTTCATTTTGAACTCTTTGAAAATGCCCTGCAAAAGGAATATAGTGACATGATGGAAGCGGAGGAAAGTTAATGAAACTCGGTGAATTATTCATGTCGCTTGGCTTTGATGTTGATGACACGAAGCTCGATTCTTTTGATAAAAAGATTGACGGATTAAAAACAAATATGGTCATAACGGCGGCTAAGGTTTCCGCCGCTTTGTGGGCTATTGATGCGTTTGTTGCTGGCTCAATTCGCAGCTCTGCCGCCCTTGCAAACTTTAACAATCAAACCGAATTATCCACGCAAAAACTGCAAAAATGGCAAGCCGTTTCGCAAATGACCAACCTTGCCGCAAGCGCGGACGAGGTTTTGGGTTCGATTAAGGCGGTTCAGGATAATTTGACGCAGATTCGCCTTGGTGGCGGAAATATCACGCCATTCCAAATGCTCGGTATTGATATTCAGGGAAAAGATGCTTTTGGGGTTCTGGAACAGGTGCGGGGCAGCATAAAAGGGCTTAACCGAAATGTTGCTTTAAACCTACTTCAGCAAATGGGAATCAGCCCAAATATGCTCGAAACCCTGCAACTGACCCGCGAAGAATTTGCGGCAATGGGAGGGGAATTTGTTCGGACGGGCGAAACAACCCAAACGCTTTTGAATCTGGGCGGCGCAATCAATACCCTAAAAATGAATTTGTCACTTTGGAAAGACCAGTTTGTGGCATACGTCACCCCCGCTTTAATGATGGGGATTGACGCTTTTTACAAATTTAAAGATGCGGTTTTAAATATCAAAACGGCGATTGATAACAACCCTATCGCATGGGATTACATTAAGACGGGGGTTCTTACCCTTGCTGTTGCGCTGGGGACGCTCTGGGTGGCTTTGAATCCTGTTAAAGCACTGTTTATGGCTCTTTTCTTTGTTATTGACGACATAGCCACGTATTTAAATAGCGGAGATAGTCTTTTTGGGCGTGTTATTTCCCAAGCAAAAGAACTGATTAGCTTAATGGAAAATATGCTTGGGATTTCAGCTTCTGGCGGTGGTGGTCAGTCATTCAACCAGTTTTCACCGTCCCAAATTTCCCTTGCTTTAGCGCGCGCCACACCTCAACAAAGCTCACCGAATCGCCAACCTAATCAGGTCAATAACACTTTCTATGTTGATGGCTCAAAAGACCCATTCACCGTTGCCACAAATATACGCGACTATCTTGCCCCGACCCTTGAGGGAACTCTTGCAAATATCAATAACGGGGGTCGCTAGATGGGTTTTAGTATCACAAGCATTCAAGATAGCCTAAACAAGTTTATCGTTGCCCCCGCTGCGATTTTCGGGCTTGCTGGCTTTGTTTTCGATGTAGATGGGGAAAGCACAACCCGCATGAGCGCGGACATCACAGACCATTTCACAGAGGACAATAGCGTTATAAATGACCACATGGCTTTGCGCCCCCTAAAAATCACATTGAAAAATTATGTCGGGTCGCTCGTTTATGTTCAAGAAAGCAAGATTGAAACATTCGCGCAGGATGCCGTCCAGAAATTAACCATTTTATCAGCCGCCTTGCCCGCCTTATCGCGCGGGGCAACGCAAATTAAATCTGCCTATGACGGCGCGGGGAAATTCAGCCTTGGCGATATAACGTCATCAACGCTCAACCAGTTTCGGGACGTTTATTCTTTGGTGAAAAACCTTAACCCAGCCAACGGAAAACAGAATCAGGCTTATCTATATTTCAAATCTCTAATGGAGAGCCGCACTATAATGTCGTATCAATCTCCGTTTGAGTTCCTTACCGATATGGTTGTGGAGGAAATTGTTGCGGTTGAAAATGCTGACAGCAAATATATTTCCGATTTCACAATCACTTTGAAACAAATTAGGTTCGCCTCGACATCATCTGTCCCATTTAAGCCAGAAACATTTCAAGGTCGCGCCGCGCCGTCAAAAGCCCCTGAATTTAATTTGGGTAAAATGACCGCCCCCGTTATTACCCCCAAAAACAAAAATTCACTACTTATGGATTCCTTAAAAGGGATGGGGCTTGAGCCAGTTGATGCGGGGGATTTAGGGTTATGATAAAACTTTCAGGATTAACCGATTACCCAGCGCAAAAATTCACCCTTGTCGGGGAAAACAAAGAGCAGATTGGCTTTTTGTTTCGATATATGGCGTCCCAAAACCTTTTGAAAATTGACGTTTCCTATGGCGATTTTGAAGCCAAGGGAATTATCCTTGTAAATTCCCCAAACTTATTAAGGCAATGGCGAAACATCCTTCCATTCGGGCTTATGGTTGCCTCAATTGATACGTTAGACCCGATTTATTTGAACGATTTTACCGAGGGTCGCATGTCCGTGTATCTTTTGAACGCTCAAGAGGTCGCTGATTTTGAGAGGGTTTTTGAATGATTGGTTCAAAATTCGGGCGCAGATATAGGCTGACAATATCGATGGAAGGTGATGAAGATTCAATCGTCATTGAAAACCCTTTCACCTGCCAATTTAATATCCATCGTAATACAAGTTCCAACCTTAATGACGGAACTTTTCTTGTGTATAACTTGGCGGAAAAAACCCGCAACCGTATATTTCAAGACGCTTTCAATGTGTCAAAATATAACCGCGTAACCTTTGATGCGGGATATGGCGACCAGCTTTTTAATTGTTTCACGGGAAATTTATTTTATTCAAAATCCACCAGTTCGGGCGCAGATATTATCACCGAGATTCATGCGCGGGATGGTGGTTTTGATACTGCAAACGCAATGACTCACAGGACAATGGCGGCGGGAACAAAAATGACTGACCTCGCAAAAACTATGATTTCTGATTTCCCTAATTTAAAGGCAGGGGCAATTGGAAACCTTGAGGACACATTCAAACGCCCTGTTGCCGTTTCTGGAAACACATTTAAAGAAATGATTAAATATCTCGAAAAAGACATTTATATCGATAATGAAAAAGTGAATATTTTGCTCAAAAACGAGGTATTGGATACGGGTGATGTTCCTTTGTTCAATGCATCAACGGGGCTTCTTGATACCCCAACCAGAGAAGACGCGCGGCTTGTTGTAAAGGTTCTCTTTTCCCCCAATGTCCTTATGGGGCAGGCAGTAGAGATTGAGGCGCGGTCAATGAAAAATTATAACGGTCAATATAAGGTTGTTGGCGTTACGCATTCTGGCACTATATCAGATGCCGTTGGGGGGGATTGTTTCAGTCGTTTTGAGTTGCTGGTTGACGGTCAATTATTCGGGAGGTTTTTAAACGTGAAGGTGCAGGAAAATGTCAAGCCTTAAACAAATTCCAAAGCCATCTATGGGGGACGTTTTACAGGAATTAAAATCAGACATTGGCGTGTCTTATAATGCTGTGCAGATTGGTATTATTGAAGCATTCGACCCATCAACTCAAACGGCAACAATCCGAATTGCAATCAAGAAAATCATATCGGAGGAGGCTGACGGGACAAAAATCCTGAAAGAGCATCCCTTAATCATGCAATGCCCTGTAATGACGTATTTCGGCGGTAACTCGTTTATTTCTTGCCCAATTGCCGCAGGGGATAATTGCATTGTCCTTTTCTGTGACCGCGATATTGACGAATGGCTTTATGCTGGGGGCGTTCAAGCCCCTAACTCCCGCCGTATTCATGACATAAACGATGCGATTGCCATTGTTGGAATCCGCAATTTTCAAAACTCAATATCTGATTTTCTTGCAAATGGCATTCGCCTTTCCTTTGCCGCAGACAGCCGCATAGATTTGACCGAGGATGCGATAGATAGCATAGCGGAACTTTTTACCCACAATGGGAATATGGAGATAACTGGAAGCCTCACTATTCGCGGAAATGTTTATGGGGAAGCTGGCGGAGCGGTTCTTTTAAATAGTGACCTGACACAAACTTCTGGTAAAGTGTTGAGTGCGGGAAATGGCGCAACTGGAACATTTAATGTTGTAACCGTTTTGAATGGCATTGTAACGGGAGGGTCATAGGATGATTTTTAGGAATTTGGACGCTGACGGTGACTGGCTGTTTGGTAGGGGAAAAAATGATTTTCTGCGTGATGTTTCAGCAATCGGAATGAATATAAAAACCAGAATTTATTCATGGTTGAATGATTGCTTTTTTGATATGCCCGCAGGGATTGATTGGGTGAACCGCCTTGGCACAAAAGGTCAAAAGGCTTTATTAGATGCCGATTTAAAAAGAATAATCCTTTCGAGTGAAGGGGTAACGGGGCTTGAGAGCTTTTCTTCAAACGTCATAAATAGACGATACACTGCTGATTTTTCCGTATTTACGACATTTTCTACATCATACAAAAGCAAGATAACTTTAGGGGCTTAAAATGGCTGATTTACTCGATGAAAACGGTTTGCAAATAAAGACCCTGCAAGAGATTGTGGACGATTTAGAGGCTGGATTGCGCTCTATCTATGGCGCAGACATTAACCTTGACCAGAACTCACCAGACGGGCAAATGGTGGGTATATTCGCGCAGGCCGCTTATGACTTGCGAGAGCTAGCGGTTACAATCAATGCTTTCTTTGACCCAGACCAAGCCTTAGGCTCAATCCTTGACCAGCGCGTTGCTCTAAACAATATCGCAAGGGGAGGTGGAACATTCACCACGGTTGGAATTACAATTGTGGTTGACCGCACTGTGACATTGCAGGGATTAGATGACGATTATAATAATCTGGACGGGACAGGATTCACGGTTCAGGATGATGCGGGTAATCAATTTATTCTTGTGGATAGCGCAACAATCACGGCGGGGACTCACACGCTCAATTTCAGGGCAAAAGAGTTGGGAGCAATCCTGACCACGGCAGGAACAATCGTAAATCAGACAACAATCGTTCTGGGCGTTGTATCGGTGAATAATGCCAGTGCTGCACTTGAGGTTGGGCAAGACGAAGAAACGGACGCGGCTTTGCGTGTCCGCAGACAAAAATCAGTTGCCCTTGCATCGTTTGGTTATTTGAACGGGCTTGAGGGAAAAATCCTGAATCTGGATGGTGTATCGGATGCAAAAATATATGAGAATGTGACAAACGTGACAGACGCGGACGGCATCCCCGCACATGGGGTCTGGGTTATTGTTGAGGGCGGGGCAAATTCTGAAATTGCCGACTCTATTTATTCCAAAAAATCATACGGCGCAAATATGAGGGGCGCGGTTGAGGTCAATATCACAACCGCATCAGGTTCTATTTTTACGGCAAAATTTGACCGTCCGACCGCAGCAAACCTTTATATCCGCTTTGATTTGCAGAAAACAGACCCGTCCGCTTCATTTAATCTGACCGCGATTAAATCTGCAATCGCCACAGATTTAATATATAAAATCAGTGAATATGCAGAAACAGCAACGGTTACGGCATCAGCATTAACCGCAATCAACTCTCTTGGCGG